GGTGCATTAAAAAAGAAAAGTCTTGTTGACGGATACCTAAAAGATGGTAAAACATTTTATGAGATACCTTATGATATAATAGAAGAGTATGGTATAGCAGACGTTGAAGCAACTGAGCAAGTTGCATTAAAACAATTAGAAGCCTTTGGCACAACATTTGAGGAGTTATTTGGAGATGAAGAAACTATTGCCGACACTGCGTTTGTCGCTTGACATGACAGATGTTCTTGCAAAGATAGAACATGCAGGAATAAAAATAAATTTAGAGACATTGGATGAGATACGCAACGAGTATGAACATGAGCTAACAACAATAGACAAACGTCTCAAAGAAATTGTTAGTGATGTTATGGGCGACACACCAATAAATTTAAATAGTGCAGATGATAGATCAATGTTGTTTTACTCACGAAAGATAAACAACAAAGAAACTTGGGCAAGGATGTTTAACATTGGACATGAGATGCGTGGTGCAACCAAAAAGATAAAGATGCGTAAGCCAATGTCCAAAACTAATTTTGCTGCGGCCATAAGAAACAACACACAGATAATCAAAAAGACAACAGGGTATCAATGTGGAACATGTGAAGGTGAAGGTCGTTTAAGATTTAAACTAAAGAATGGACAGTTGGGTAAAGCAAACAGGTTGTGTAAGAATTGTAATGCAACAGGTGTTGTATATTCTCAAAGTAACCAAGTTGCAGGATTGCGTATCGTACCAAGAAATACAAAGGATGTTGCACAGGCAGGATTTAAAACAGATAAGACAACTCTTGATGGTATGCTATCATCTTTAAAAGGTGAAGCCAAAGAGTTCGTTGAGTTGTACGTAAGATACTCGGCTTTGCGTACATATCTTAGTACATTTGTAGAAGGAATGGAGAATAACATTGATGAGAATAATTTCATACATCCAGAGTTTATGCAGTGCATTACTGCTACAGGTCGTCTATCGTCAAGAAACCCAAATTTTCAGAACATGCCACGTGGATCTACGTTTCGTATACGCAAGGTTGTGGAGAGCAGGTTTGAAGGTGGGTCGATCATTGAAGGTGACTATTCACAGTTGGAGTTTAGAGTTGCAGGGTTTCTTGCAGATGATTCGCAAATATATAAAGATGTAAGAGAAGGTGTTGATGTACATTCATACACAGCATCTGTCATTGGTTGTGATAGACAGACAGCAAAAGCAGATACATTCAAACCATTGTACGGTGGCACTACAGGAACACCAGAACAACAAAAGTATTACAGAGCATTTAAGAAAAAGTATGAAGGTGTAACAGATTGGCATGAAGACTTACAGAAAGAAGCAGTACAGACAAAACAAATCATGCTACCATCTGGTCGCAGATATTGTTTCCCAGATACACAATGGACAAAATGGGGTACTGCAACAAACCGAACTGCTATCTGTAATTACCCTGTTCAAGGATTTGCAACGGCTGATATTTTGCCTTGTTGTTTAGTTGAATTAGAGAAAAGATTACGACCATATAAATCTATAATTTGTAATACGGTACACGACTCAATCGTAGTTGACTGTCACCCAGATGAAGAACTGCATGTTGTAGAAATTTTAAAAGTTTCTATGTTGGGTGTTGCAGCCGATCTTAAAAAACGTTACAAAATCAACTATTTAATGCCTGTTGAAATAGAAATAAAAAAAGGTAAGAATTGGCTTGACACCAACGTTGTTTATCCTGTAGAATAAATTTATCGCTAACTTTCTTATAAGGAGAAATTAAAATAAATAATTTAGCAACAATAGACGACCAGTTCGATAAGATGGTCGAAGCGTTAGAGAATGACGATGATCAAGCTCTGATGCAACTAACAGGTCAGGACGATGGACAAGTCAAAAGTGAGTTGTCTAAACTGGCTATAAATTATGAAACTGAAACTGATGCTGGACAAACTCTTAAAAAAGGTGATTGGAGAGTCTGGTATGATGGACGATACTTGTACTCACCAGAGGTCAAACTACGTGTGTTTATGCGATCGTTCATGTGGTCGCTTTTTGATGCAGATGAGGGGAAACCTATTTGTAACTCTGTACAAAAAGCAAGTTTGTCTGGAGACTTTGCAGACACAATAGGTGGCAATAAGTGTGGTCGCCTAGCAAAAGAAGAAGCAGAAACTCTACCAGATGATGATCCTCGATTGATTACATCTAAAGCAGTCACGTGTAATCAAGTTGTTTACGGAGTGTTATCTGGCAAGATGAAGGATGCTGATGGCAATGATGTAGAATTAGACAATCTACCCATTGTTAGTTACTTTAAAAAGTCTGGGTTTATGCCAATCAACAATTTTATAAATGGCTTAAACAAACAGAAAAAAATCATGCAAAGAATTTGGATTGATTTAAAAACGTCTAAAATGAAAAAGGGATCTGTCACGTTTTTTGTGCCTGTTCCAACTGAAGGTAAGTCTTTGACTTCTCTATCCGATGAGGATAAAACTTTAATAAGAATGTTCAAAGATACCATCGATGCTGCAAATGCTAATGTTATAAAGCAATACAACGAAGCTTTAAAAGGTAATGTATCTGAAGAGGATTCAGACCTTTCCAAAGACTTCGATGCTGTTGCTAGTTAGTATACAGGAGTTTTTAGACAAAGCTGGTCAGGGAGAAGTTGAACTCCCTGATCATCTTATCCAAGAGTTCAAAGATTCTTGCGAAACTGCTATAAAAAAACAGTTTAGTAAACGAGAAGGTGCTAAACTAAGGATGTCTGGTATAGGCAGACCTGTCTGTCAACAGATACTCAGCATGCAAGACTGTCCTAAAGAAAGTTCTTACAACGATATAATGCGTTTCCTGTTCGGTGATTTAATCGAAGCAGTTGCTATGCTTGTTATCAAAGCTGCAGGAATAGATGTTGTTGGAGAACAAAAACCTTGTTCTATTGTGTTGGATAAAGAAAACATAAAGGGAACATTAGATGTTATCATAGATGAAGATGGGACAAAAAAGGTTTGGGATATTAAATCTGCATCCCCCTACTCTTTCGACCACAAATTTAAAAATGGATATGATAAGATAAAAGAAGATGATGCGTTTGGATACATCGTTCAAGGTCATCTGTATGGAGAAGCAAACAACATGCCTTTTGGTGGTTGGATTGTAATCAACAAGTCAACAGGTGAGTGGGCTGTTGTAGATGCCCCAGAAGATATAAGTGAAAGAAAAAGAGTTTTGCAACAGGCTGATAATATAGTCAAAGTTGTAAAGAAAGCAGATTTTAAAAAGGCAAAACTAAAAGACAGTTGGGAAACGTACAAAAAAGACGGAGAGATAGTACGTACTAAAAATAGACTGATGCCCAAGCTTTGTTCTTTTTGTGAATATAAAAAACATTGTTGGGAGGATGCTAGACTTGAAAACAAGATTACATCAAAGGCAAAGTCTCCACCACAGATTTGGTACACTCGGTACGCACAAAGGAGTTTGTAATGCCTTTAGTATATACCAACGATTATGATATAGAATTATTGACGATGAATCCTCACATGGCTTGCATGTATGTAGAGTCACGCAAAGAAATGGGAGGTGGTCGAATGTTAGCAGTTCTAAGAGGGCATCTTAAAGGCATACCAGTGACGTTGCGAGAAAATTATGCGGCCAAAGGACATTTAAAATCTGATACACAATCAAGGGATAAAGCAACTCTTTTAAAAGAATTTAAAGATATACAACAAAAATTATGGAGTCAAACTATTATATGTCTTCCGATTACACCGTTTCAAAGAGAGCTAGAGAATTTAGAAAAACACTCCCCAGAAGTGGCAAAGATGTTAACAACAAGAATGGAATACATAAGGGAGACGTTTTCGTAATGCCAGTATACAGATCACAATTTGAAAAAATATTAGCCGTTAAGATGTCTCAAGAAGGTGGCAAGTTTAAGTATGAAACAATTAGGTTGCCTTATGTTCCTAAAGTTAGACACTACACTCCAGACTTCTACATACCAGAGACAGACATATACATAGAAGCAAAAGGCAGATTAACACGAGAGGACAGATCTAAGATGTTGCTTGTAAAACAACAACACCCAGACTGTGATATTCGATTTGTATTTGGAAATGCAAATAATAAACTATACAAAAATAGTAATACAACGTATGGTGATTGGTGTAACAAACATGGATTTGAATGGGCAGAAAAGGCTGTGCCTAGAGAGTGGTTAAAAAATGAGTGATGAAGAAAAAGAAAGACAAGTAGAGAAATTAACTTTGTTGCCTGATAGATACTATATTATATTAAATAAGGTAGATGAAGATTCTTTTACACTTACTGCATATGATACTACAGGAATACATGATGATAAGAACCCATGTTCGGCTGCAATAGCACAAGAAGGAATATTAGAGATGATTGATATAGATTTAAATATGATTTTAAAAATGGGAATAGTTCGCATTAAAAATAGGGAACTTGTACCAATGGAAGATAACGTAATAAAAGTAGACTTTGGGAAAAAACAATGAAAAGAGACATGGTAAACCAACCACCACATTATAATCAAGATAAGATAGAATGTATTGACGCTATCGAATCAGCAACAAACAGTGGGTTTGAATACTACCTACAAGGAGTAGTAATCAAATACCTGTGGAGATACAGGTACAAGAACAATGCTGTAGAAGATTTGAGAAAAGCAGAATGGTATCTGCAAAAATTAATAGAAATAAAAATGGAACAAGAATTGAAAGGAAAAGAAGGGGCATGAAGAATTTACCAACACCATACCAAGATTTTATACACAAGTCACGATACGCTCGATGGAACGAAGAGGAGAAAAGACGAGAAGATTGGGATGAAACAGTAGACAGATATTTAGGTTATGTATCAAACCATATAAAGAATGAGCATAACTTCGATATAGATGGACACAACATAGGCTTGTATTCGTCACTTAGAAACCATATATTAGAACTGAAGGTAATGCCATCCATGCGAGCAATGATGACTGCAGGAGAAGCATTGACCAGAGATAACATCTGTGGATATAACTGTAGTTATATTCCTGTTGTTCATCCTAGAGCTTTTGATGAGTGCATGTATATACTTATGTGTGGGACAGGTGTTGGGTTCTCAGTAGAACGAGAGAATGTAGATAAACTACCAATCATTGCTGAAAACTTTCATCAAAGCGATACGATTATAAGTGTTGCAGATAGTCGAATGGGATGGGCAAAAGCCTATAAAGAGTTAGTTGCATTACTTTACTCTGGTCAGATACCTACATGGGATGTTTCGTTAGTTCGCCCTGCAGGAGCAAAACTAAAAGTTATGGGGGGCAGAGCATCTGGTGCTGAACCACTAGTTGAGCTATTTGATTTTACAGTAAATACATTTAAGAAAGCTAGTGGCCGCAAATTATATCCAATAGAATGTCACGATATTATGTGCAAGGTTGGGCAAGTAGTTGTAGTTGGTGGTGTTAGAAGATCTGCACTAATCAGCTTATCTAATCTTGGTGATGATCAGATGAGACATGCTAAATCTGGTAATTGGTATGATACAGAAGGGCAACGAGCTTTGGCAAACAATAGTGTGTCCTACAAAAATAAACCAGAGATGGGTACGTTTATGCGTGAATGGGTATCTCTGTATGAATCAAAGTCTGGTGAGCGTGGCATGTTTAATCGTGAAGCATCAGACAAGCAAGTTGCAAAAAACGGAAGAAGAGAAACAGGTCATGCATGGGGTACAAATCCATGTTCTGAGATAATACTTAGACCTTATCAATTTTGTAACTTA